TACTGGAGTTACAATTGGAGTTTTGTTTTTTCTATTATGAAAACGTAATGTTAGTGTCCCTTCTCCGTCTAAGATTCCTCCTAACCAGGACAAATCTTTTATAAGGTCTGAGCTTTCCTGCTGATTGTCTATTTTTGATTTCTCGCTATTCATAAAATTTTTACCTTATTAGTATTTATGATTTTAAGAGTTTCCAGCAAATAGTCAGATTTTAAATGAACTAGGATATTAATTCATTGTAGGTTACTTTAACATCTGAACCATCAAGAACGTAGTTCACACGGTCAGTTACTGTGATTTCATGTGCTAGATGAATCGAACCAGGAACTAATGTATGCACTTCAATGCCTTTTCTGAGTTTCTTCACCAAACTATCTCCAGGCTTAAGTGAGCGTGAATCTAGCAACATACTCACAAAATCTACTGTCATATGGTTTGGTTGAACATACTCAATTATCATTTCTGCTAAAGCGTCTCTGTCGCCACTATTAAATAGTTCGGCAATGGCGGTGTTAAGTTCATTCTCATTCATTCTTCTTTACCTCCTATTCAAAGATTCTGAAGGTCAAGCGATTGGTCGTAGAGTTGTACCGAACAACTTCGGCTACGGGAGCAGTTGCTCCTACCATAAGTTTTCCAGACTTGTCTGCTCCATCGTCATCAGTATTAGCAACTTCCAAGTATGTACCAGGAACTGCTATTTCAGCACTATAAACATATGCTCCAGAAGGAACAGTGAGAATACTTTCATCACCATAACCTACTGCACCCTGACCGGATGGAATTGTATGACCTTCTTGAACCCCAGGATGGGTAAGATAAACAGTCGCAGAAAATGGGGCATTTGCATCTTGATCAAATCCGTATCTTAAAGCCCAATCATAAGCCGGATGTGGTTGATAGAGTGGTAGAGAACGATTGTCTTGCTCAAACGCTATACAAAATTTGGCTCTTGTAGCTTCAGTAGCGTTGTCGGGGAGTTTAGCCCCTGGAAGATCGGTTTGACTACCATAGTTCCTTGAATGAACATTTGTAGTCAGCAAAACCATACGACCTTCAACAACATCTTCCTGAGGAACAAGCCCTAGAAGGGTGTCGCCATAGTGATTCATTTCCATGATTTAATTATCTCCTACTATTTTATTTTTGCTTACGTTTGTCATTATCAATCTTTCGTAAACCGTCTGCTATATCCTTAAGGGATTTCTTAGCAGATTTCTTCGATTTGAACTCAGGAATCTTAGGATTAGGATTATCTTCATCCTCTTCCTCTACAGATGCTTCTGATTGCTTCTCAGCAAAAGAAACCATTTCCTGTATCATAAAATCTAACGTATCTGAATCTAGACCCAAGAGCGTTTGTTTATTCTCAGTAAAATAGACATCTTCTTTTTCAACGCCAGCCTCTTCAAACTTAGCCTGAATTTCAGCAAGTTTTTCTACTTCTTTCTCTAGGCGTTCAATTTCAGTCTTGAACTCTTGAAGTTTCTCCAGCTCCGCTTTCAAATCTTCGTAGTCCTTTTTCTCTTCTAACTGCTCCTTTAAAGTACTAATTTCGGTCTCCAATTCAGCAATACGAGTTTTAGCTTTTTCTAATTCGTCCACGGAATCAGCCTCCTCTTCTTCTTTATTATCGTTAGAAGCCATTTTAACAAATGATGTCCTACCACTATAGGCAGGATTGGATACAACGGCTAGTCCAGTAAGAGTTGTTCCGAAAAGTGCTGTAACACCATCATCCTCTTCTTGCTCTTTTTCATAAGAAATCTCCCAAGAAACTTGAGGAGGTTTTCCTTTTAGATACATCTCTTTTAACGAAGCTATATCTTCAGGACGTTCTGTTTTCCAAAGAGCAGACAGAGCTATTAGTCGGTCTCCTTCTACTGCAAACTGTGTGATTGTACCAATTGGTTTACCAAGTGCTTCTTCATGACTTCTAGGTAGTTCGGACTCAGCCATTTTAACTGGAGCAAAGATACCTGTTTTAGTGAGATTATCAAACTCACTTTTGGGAATCCTGTGTTTATTCTCATTAGGTCTATTGTCAGTAACGACAATCTTTGCCCATTGATAAAAAGGATTTAAACTGACGGAAGCAAAAGCTTCTCCATCAGCAGTGTCCTCTATTAATTCTATGTTAGTATTTATCTTGTACTCATTTTCCATTAAATACCTCTAATTATAGAATCTGTATATATGCAACCGTATTCACTCATATATATTATAACAAATATTTATGAAAAACACCGTTTAGCCCTTTATTTATCAGTTTTATCTGGTTTTTTGGGTGATTTAGTAGTTTTATCGGGGTCACTATTGGGACTTTCAGGTTGAGGAGAGAAGGGAACTGCTGGAAAAGATGGTACTCCAAGCTCTTCCATATAATCCTCTTCATCCTTTCTCTTATTTATTTCTTCTGTGAAGTCATAACCGAAAGCTTCTACAAATGTATCTCTAGAAATGTTTCCAGTTCCATATAGTTCTACCCAAGCAGCAGTAAAGTCCTCTAGTTTATTAAGATTAATCTTACTAAAAGATACATCTGGTACACCCTTAAACTTATTTCTTTTAGCTATATTATATACTATATCTTCTAAAATACCAATAAGTTTTTTCTGTATATTCTCCATAGTCTTAGTAGGGGAAATAGTTGCAAACTCTGGATCGGAAGATTGAGAACGTTGTGTCTCTCCAGTAGTAAGTATCCTAGGAAATCCTAGTGCGAAAAAGATATCCTGATTAATCTCAATATACTTTTTCTCATCTAAAAGCAGCAGCATCAGGCATAATCCACTCGATCTCTAAGGTATGGTTTGCAAATAGCTGGAAGATTTTCTCTATACTCTTTCCATCAGCATTTCTCCATACCATTTGCTGTCGTATATCCTCAAAGGCATCTTCATCATCCTCTGTTATAGGGTACTCATCATTCCCTAATCTAAAGAGTTGAATAGCACCTATAATTCTAGCAGCGATTGCATAATCCATTCTTCTAATATTTCTCTTATGTTTGAGAGATTCTAAAGCTGAATATAAATAGGGAAGTGGGTATACTGTACCAGTGATTACTTTTCTCCTAACAATTAGATCATTTTCTAAGAGAATTTTATTATCTCCTTCAGATACTGCTAGTATAAATTCAGGATATTCCTTTGCAATTTCCTCATATAATTCTTTATCTTCAGTTCCATCTGGGTACATACCTTTATTTCTAATAAAGAATACTAATTCATCTGGAAGAACTACAAAGTAAGATACATCTCCACCTACTAAGGGAGAGTTTATTATAATACTTGTAGGATCACGTAACCACATTTTAACTGGAAGTTCTAATGTAGATTTCTTTTTAATCCCTAACCTTTTAACATCGTCTTCATTAATGAGTTCATATTTAATCTCTGGAACTACTAGTCCAGATATTAAATACTCTAATGCACAGTCTTCTGCAAAATCTTGAAATTTTGGTAGGAGACGGGTAAAGAGTCTAAACTCATTATCAGATGCTTGATTCTGTTCCATTTGTAAATCCGTTATAGATATTTCAACTAGTTTATTTAAAACTGTTGATGCTATGGGGTCTCTCTTATAATAAAATCTACACTCATTTATTACTTCCCAATACTTATCTATATCCTCTACATCTAATTTATCTATCTCATCAGGACTCCAGTTAGTAAGTCCTCCCCATGTATTAACAAATGAGGCTGCTACTGCTACTTTATGTTTTATTTTTTTTTCTTTTATATCGGCAGTTAATTCTTTTGTCATTTTATCCACCTATGAACCATTGTGTTTTAGCTAATTTTTTCTTTCTTGCTCTAAAATCCATACTTTCCATTTCTAAATAATATGCTAATGCTCCACATAATAGAGCAGCGGTGAAATGGTCTTCCCCCTTCTTTCCCCCTGTCTGAGTTAGTGTTCTATATACAATTTCTCCAGTAGGAGTTTTAGAATATGTCATTCTTTCTAGTTCTATTACCATCTCTAAATCTGTAGAGGAGTATACAATTTTATGGTTGTTAGTATAGTTCTGTAATACTCCTACAGAAAAAGGTTTTGTTTTGCTTTTAATTTCATTTCCCTCTGTATCTGTTCCTAAAATAATATTTGAAGAAAAGTTTATAGGAATAATCTTTTTAGCAAAGTCTTTATGAGCAAACTCCTCATGTTCCTTTAATCTAGGAATAACCGCTTTACCAGCAGAACCCTCATCAATTCCTATTATTATAGGCTCAAATTTAGTATCTAACCAATCTATTATTTTTTCTTGGATATAGTAATTGACTTTATTTAGTCTAATTCTTCCATGAAAATTTAACCTCCCTACCGAATCCTCTACTAAAATTATTATAGCGGTAGGCTCTGTATACCCGAGGTCAATTCCAAATATACATCTCGATCCTTTAGAAGGTAATCCTGGAAATACTGAAAGTCTTCTAAAGTATTCTCCTATATCACTGTGAAGTTTTATTCCATCTATAGTTAGTTTATAAACTGGTTTGCTTGTTATCTGCATAGAATTTCTATCAAATAATGCGAAAATTGGTTTACCATGCTTACCTAAGACTAAATGAATAAAGTCGTCACTATCTTTACCTCCATAAGTTTCTATTGCTTTTTGTTCATCTTTTTTAGTAAATCTAGGATTTTCATAAGCTGAAATATTATGTTTAGTATAGGCACTATTCTCTTTATCTACGTGATAACAGACATTATTCTCTCTTAATCCTGTGGGTACTCCAGCTACAATTACTCTAAAGCCAGAAGTAAATGTGTTAACTGTGGGTTGCATTTCTACAAATGTTCCCCAATTATAATAGCCACTATTTTTAGTAAGTATCCCATTTACAAAATAGTTGTGATTTTTTTCTACTTCTAAATCATAAAGATATTCTGCTCTTGTTCTACTAACTTCTCTAATGTATGTTATTTTAGTTTCATTCAAAGTCTCTATTTTTTCAGCATTAGGTATGACAGTTATTTCTGGTAGTTGATTATTATAAACTCCATCTCCTATTTTATATCTCATACAATCTGGAACGTATGATCCTATTATCTCTTTTAATCTTCTCAAGGATGCATGTCTTATATGTATATAGTATAGATTTACTCTTTTATCAAGTCTTACTTTAGAATCTATATTCCATTTCTCCTTAAGATAAGACATAATAATTTCGTTCTCCTTTTTACTAAAGGAGTGTGTAGAGAACATTCCATTTTTTGATCCGTCATCCATAAACCAAACAGCCAATCCTAAAGGGGTTAATTTGTCTAGATACTGTCTGGTAATTGTTTTTTTATTATTTATGTAAAGTTCTTTTGCTATCTCTAATATTGTTGGATGTCCTAGAGTTCCAAAAGAATAGTTGAGTGTTCCCCAACCCCCATTTTTAGATATTCTTGGTTCAGTTCTTGTTATTCTACGTAGATTATTATATATCCAATCCACATATTCTTTTTGTTTTAAACTATGATTAGTTGTGTATCTAGCTCTAGTAATTTGAATCTCTGCTGATCCATCTCCTAATAATGATCCTAAAATAATTTGGTATTGAGTATCATTTAAATCTTTATCATCAAAAACCTCTCTAACTGATAAACCTAAGTTTTGTATCTTTCCAAATATAGATTGTTCGGTTCTTCCTAACTTTTTAGCAATTTCATAAACAGGGATAGAGTTTTGTATCCTGTCTTTTATAAAAGAAACTTCCTTATCTGTATAATATTTTCTTCGTACCCCTTTAAATTTAAATATACTATCCCCAATAGACAAAGATTTAGCAGTTATATAACCATTAATTGTGTAAATTTTATGATTTTCTCCAACACGTATAAAACCAGAATCATATCCAATTTCTAAAACTTTTTGTTCTCTTTTAGTTTTTTTAACAGAGACTACTCTATCTTCTTCTATAACTTCCCCATCCCAAGATAAAACAGTATCGCCTGGTTTTATTCTGGAAATAATTTTCTCAGTATTTTTCCCAAAAACTTTTTGTGTCCCAACTACACATTCATCCACGATTACAAAAGGAGAGTGGGCAGCTACTACAGATACACCCGTTCCAGTTTGCCCTGCTATTCTACAGTCTAGAAAAGAATTTGTTAGTGGTCTTATAATTAAATCAGACCTATTAATTCCCTTATTTCTCTGAATAAAATGTTTTAATAGGGAGTTCCCTCTGAATTGCTTTTCTAATCCTGTAAAAACTGGCTCAACATGAACCTTCCCAGGTACATGAAAGTTAATATAATCTCCAGGAAATATACTATTTATCATAACCCAAACAATTAAATCTACAAGTACTACAGTTTTTCCAACTGCTCTGGCACACGTATATTCTACATAAGAATTAAAATCACAAGCAAATTCATTTTGATAAGGAGTATATACAAAAGGTTCTTCATGTTCACTCTTATCAATGTTTCTTATAAACTGTCCACATAAAGCTGGATGTTTTAAAATCTCATATAAGATTAAATCTTTCTGAGTAATTTTTTCTTTAAGAGCCATCTATTCCCTATCAAATACTGAGATAATCTGCATTCTACCAAAATAGGTTCTAGGCATCCATGCATATAAACCACTTAAATAAAATGACCAATCCTTTTTAAAGTAACCATCTTTATTTACTGGAGAAAACCAGTGTTGAAATATAAACCTTTTAGAAGCNANCCTACCTATCTCACTTAACATATCATGATTCCATTGGAAGACACCGTTATAAGGTGGGTCTATTAGGACAGTATTAAAAGAGTCTGTAGGAAAAGGAACTCTAGCTGCATCTGCTCTTATGTCTATATCTC